AATGCCGAGAACGCCGACCAAGCAGGCGACGCCATTGACAAGAACGCGGCAAAACCAGAAGCCAAAGCGACGAATCAAACCGGTGTGATGGTCGCGTTCGCACTCCCGACGGGCGCGGCGCTCACGCTGCATCAACTCGCGCAAGATACGTTTGGCGAAAACGCTGAGATTACGCCCGCCGACGAAATGCACATCACGCTGGCGTATTTCGGCGACGCGGACACGGTGAATTGTTCGCGCGAGACCCTCACCGCGTTGGTGCGCGCGTTTGCGGCGGAGCATTCGCCCATCAATGGCATGGTCGGCGGTGTGGGGCGATTTACGAATGCGGAAGCGGACGGCAGAAGCGCGGTGTATGCGTCATTTGATTCGCCGATGCTGCCGCGCTTACAGCGCGATTTGATGGACCTGCTCGACGGCGCGGGCGTGTCGGTAGACAAATCGCATGGCTTCACACCGCATATCACATTGGCGTATGCCGATGCAGATTTTGACTTGGCGCAATTGCAAATGCCGCGAACGCAAATCACATTTGACGCGGTGACGCTGGCATGGGCAGGAGAGTGGAGCGCGTTCGCGCTCGGCGCAATTCCAATGCTAGTTCCATCGAGCGGCGTGATGAACGAAGAACAAAAAATGTTCGTGTCCGACCTCGCGGCGTGGGAACGCAAAGCATTGAAACGGCTGCGCGAGAAAGGGCGCATTGACGACGCGCTCGAATTCACATCGGAAACGCTCGCGCCGGCATTGCTGCAGTCGATTCGCGGCGCGCTCGAAGCCGCGACGAACGCGGTAGAGGTCAAAGCGATTTTTCAAAACGCGCGCGAGTGGCAATTCTATCCATAAGGATAGGTGTTATCCGTGATTCGACATGGCAGATTTCGCAAATCGTTCCGACTGGGAAGCGCAGCTCGCACGCGCGCTGGCACGGTTGCAGCAGCGCGAGTTGAAACTCTTGATGGATGCGCTCGGCGACCCGCCCGACCTAAACAATTTGCATCCCGAATTTTGGAATGAATTTTCAACGACGATGCGCGGCGAATTGATTCCAGTGCTCGAAGGAATTTTTCTGGATTCGGCAGAGCAGCTGCTGGGCACGACGAGCATCGGCGTAGATTGGAATTTGATTAACGAGCAAGCCGCGCGGTGGGCTGAAAGTTACGCGTATGACCTGGTGCGCAACATCACCGACAATACACGCGCGGCATTGCAACAAAAAGTCAGCGCGTACTTTCGCAACGGCTTGACGCAGCAAGATTTGCGCGATTCCTTGCAAAATTTATTTGGACCCGTACGCGCCGAGATGATTTCCGTGACCGAAGTGACCCGCGCGGCGGTGCGTGGAGAACTCGCGATTGTGGACGGACTGAAACAATATGGAATCGAAATGATTCCGGTGTGGCAGACCAACGCCGACGACATTGTTTGTCCCATCTGCGCGCCGCGCAATCGCAAAAAGCGCGGGGATGGTTGGTACGACTTTCCGCCCGCGCACCCGCGCTGCCGCTGCTGGATCAATCATACTTACGAGGAGAACGCAAAATGAATTCCGAAGTTGCCGCGTCGCTGGCGAACCTGGCGGCGATGCTCGCGTCCTACTATTTGAATCTCGTCGAACACGGGTTCCCGCCGTACATGGCAATCGAACTCGTGCGCGATTTTCAACGGATGCAATGGGAACGCTTGACCACAAGCACAGCCGAGAAAACGAATGTCCAACGCGATTGAACTCAACGGCTTGCGCGACGTGCTCGCCCAAATCAAAAAGGTGGGCGATTTGGGCGCGGTCAACGCGGCGCTCACCGAAGCGGCGGTCTATCTGAAAGGCAAGATAGACGAGTACCCGCCGTCCAAGTCGCGTCCGGGACGCATTTCGCTGCGCACGCGGCGTCCGATGGGCTGGTATAAACGCGGCACGGGCTGGATGTCGCCGATTGTGCGGAATGGGCGCGCCGTGCGCTATGTGAACTATCGCGCGACGAGTGAGACGCTCGGTCGCAAGTGGACGATTGCGTCGCAGGGACCGCTGACCGTCGTCGTTGGCAACAATGTTTCTTACGGTCCTTATGTGCAAAGCGCGGTCAAGGTGGGCAACGCCGGACCGCAATCGCGGCTCATGGCTGCATACGGGTGGAAAACCGTCGAGGACGTGGTCAAGCAAGAGGAATCAGCGGTGGTCAAACAAATCGAAGCGCGTTTGACCAAACAATTCGGAGGATAGCAAGATGAATTATTCGGAAACAAGTTTCCATATCGTCGAGCAAGACGGAAAATTTTGTATCGCGGAGCAAGGGAGCGACACGCCCATCAACGATTCGCGCTATGACGACAAGGACGCCGCGCAAACCGCGCTGGACGCGATGATGGAGAAAGCGCAAGCGAACGAATCGAAAAGCGTTGACCTCGAAGCCGAACTGCAAAAAATCCGCGAAGCGTTTTACGCGCTCTATCCCTCGCATTACGAGTCGGATGCGTTTGAAATGTGGATTCATACCATTCTCGACGACGCACTCGTTGTCAAAGTCGGAACGCAAAAAATTCGCGTGCCGTACACCAAGACCGAAACGGGAATTACGTTTGCGCCGCGCGCCGACTGGCAGCCCGGCGAAATGGTACAAGAGTTCGTGCCCGATGATGTGGCAGATGACCCGCTCGAAGTCAAAGCATTGCCCGACGGACGCATTCGCGCCTACGCAGTCGTGTGGGGCAACGAGAATCAGACCGACCTCTCGGACAAAAAAGATTTCTTTACACCGCGCACTGATTTCTGGGACCAACAATTGCCGATGCCGCGCCCGTTGACCTACCATCACGGCTGGAACGCGGAAACCAAAGCGGTGCCCGTTATTGGCAAGATCGATGAATTCGGCGACGACGACATCGGGCGCTGGTACATCGCCGAGCTTGACAAGGCGCATCGCTACGCAAAAGCCGTCCGTGCGCTGATTCAACAACACGCGTTGAAATCATCGGTGGATTCGATACCGCAGTATGCGCGCCGCGAGGCGAAAGCGAACGGCGCGCACGAAATTCAGGTCTATCCGTTATTCGGCGTCACCTTGACGCCTACGCCGATGGAACCGCGCTTGTTCCCGGCGGAAGAATTGAAAGCGTTTTACAAATCTATCGGCGTTGAATTGACGCTGCCGGAGGCGACTGCGGAGACGAGCAATCGTGCAGGCGCGGTGAGCGGCAATGGCAATGCCCCAAGTTCAACTCATAGTACGGAGGCAAAAGCCATGGAAGAAAAAGATATTCTCGCCATCTTGAAAAAACATGACGAGGAAAAAGAGGCAAAGGCAAAAGCCGAAGCCGAAGCCAAAGCCGCGTTCGACGCGGAAGTAAAAAAGCAAGTGGACGCGCAGATCGCTGCGATTGCCAAAGAGCGCCGCATCCCCCCGTTATTCTCCGCCGAAGCGAAATCGCGCGTTAGCGTCGTCTCGAAATACGATGACATGGCGCTCGCCGACCTCTCGTTCCTCGCCGTCGTGCGCGGCGAAGCCAAAGCCATCGGCAAGAGCCACGGCGTGGATGAAGAACTCGCCCGCGCGCTCGCGCTGAAATCCATCAAAGCCGTCGAGCAAGGCAAACTCGAAGTCAAGGCGATGGAAGATTTGTTCCCCGAAGTGCCACTGGAAGCCAAAGCCAACGAAGCGATGCAGTCCACGCTCGCGGGCTATGGCGACGAATGGGTGCCGACAAACTATTCTTCGCAGCTGTGGCAGGTCGTGCGCGCCAAAGCGCGGTTGCTGCAAGGCGGTTTCATCCCGGAGCAAGAAATTCCAAAGGGCTACGAAAGCGAGACTATCCCGCTCGAAGGTTCGACGGATTTCACCTTCTATAACGTCGGTCAAGCGGCGAATGAAGACGCGACGATGAAGGACATTCCCGCCACCATTCCCTCGTCCAAGTTTAGCACCGACCAACGCGTTATCACGGTCGGCAAGATTGGCGCGCGTGGCTATATCCCCGGCGAATTGGACGAAGATTCGATTGTGGATTACATCCCCGAAGCCCGCCGCAAACTTGAAGCGCAGCTGCCGCAAGAATTGGATTTCTTGTTCTTCAATGCCGATGATACGGCAGCCACCGACAACATTAACGGCAACGGCACGCCAGTCGCGGGGTCGGATTACACCGTGTTCAAAGGCATCATTCGCAACGCGCTGAAAAACAATTCGGCGGCAAACGCGTATGACATGGGCGCGGCAATCAC